TCATCGGAAAAGGCTCCCCCCGTCATTGCTGCCACGGGATGTGGGATAAGCGGTCAGCCAATCCTCGCCCGGAACATGCGGAAAGCCCTGAAAGTTGATCAGGTTGCGGAACTTCAACCGGCAGGTTTCGGCCAGCCGGTCGCATCCCGCCTCCAGCCGCACCAGATCGCCAGAGGCGATGGGGCCAAGCGACTGCCAAAGCTCCACCTTGCGGCCCGCATCGGTCAGCCGGTCGTTCTTGATGATGCCGACCTCGCCCGCCGCCGCACCGGTCATGACACGGATGCGGCCCCGCTCGAACCATCGATCATCAAAGACGGCCAGATCCGCGAAGGTGAAGATGCGCCGATCCTCGATCACCTCGGCTGCAATCTCGGTGGCATAGCCCGCCTGCGAAAGATCCACCCGGCAAGCGCGATCACCCAGCACCGCACCGCAGCCCCGCTGAAACACGCGGCCCTGCGGCTGGTTCAGCGCCTCCGCCAAACCGCGCAGCTCGGCGCGAAACGCGCCACCCGCGCGGGCGATCTCGCCCAGCGCACCGCGAAACTCCAACCGGCGCTGCGACGGATCGGACCAGTTCACCAGCCAGCAGCGAAGCTCGGCCCCGTCGAAACGGCCGGCAAGAATGTCGGCCTCCGTCACGCCCGCATCGGTCAGCGCGCCCAGCGCCTCCGTATTGTCGACCGAAAGGCCGGTGGATTGCTGAAGGGCCCGCGCGGTCATCGCGCTGCTGGCGCGAAAGGTCATCCCGTCGAACGTCAGGTCCATGTCATGGTCGGTGAAACCCAGCGTCACGCCGTCGCGGCGGGTCAGCGCCCATGCGCGGCAGGTCGTGGTGGCACCTTCGGCCAGATGTTCGGCAAGCGTCATACCCGGATCTCCACAATGGGAACGTTCGGAACCTCCCCCGCCTGGAACGAGGAAACGGAGGTCGCGATGCGGTCGGTGTCAAAGCGCACGGGAACATCGAACTCGAACCCCGCCCGGATCTCGGCCCCCTTGGCTGGGGGCGCGGCGAAGGTCAGCACGCCCGTGGCCGCATTCACCGTGAACGCCACCCCCGCCACCAGCGGGTCGCCGCCAAGTGAAACCTGAACCGTCCCCTCGACCGGCTTTGCGATGATCCGGTCATAGCTTTGCCGCCCCGAGGCATAGGTTTTCACCAGCCGGAACACCCGCTGCTGCCCGTCGCCACGTCCGATCAGTTGATCCGCCGGCCCCACGGTGCCCGAAGGCAGGCACGATTTGTGATCCGCCCAATCCTTCCAGCGGAACCCGTGAAGCTGGCCCTGACGCGCCTCGAAGAAGGCGATCAACGTCGCCACGTCATCCAGCGACCGCAGCCCCACGCCCGCATCGTAATGCCGCCGCGCATGGGCCCAGGGGGTGTTCCGTTCCTCGAACCCATTGGCAAGGGTGACGATGTCGGTGCGCCGCTCCGGCCCGCCCACCGATCCGAAGGACAGGTTGGCGGGAAAGCGTATCTCGTGAAATGCCATTATCTGTTCCTTTGCCCCCGCGACAGCGCCCGGCCGACCTGCGCCGCGATCTGCCCCTGGCTGCGCTGAAAGCCCGCAACGTCGGGCGTGGTCACATTCATGGTGATGTTGACGGTGCGCCCGCCCTGCGCCTGCACGCCCAGCCGGCCGTCGGCGCCGCGCGTCAGCGGCATGATCGCCTCCGGCCCCGCCTCGCCCATCAGGCCGGTCGCCCCCCGCATCGGAAACATCACTGGAGAGGACACGACCCCACCCTTGGCGAAAGGCATCACCCGGCCCTGCGCGAAGGCCCCGCCCTTGGCAAACGGCATCACCCCGCCCATCAACGCCCCCATCCCGTCAGAGATGAGGGAGCCGAGCGCACCCTCCACCGGCTTCGTCGCGGTCTTGTAAACGGCGCGGGTAATTGCCTCGCCCACGGATCGCATCGCGTCGGAAAGGCGGTCGCCGTCAAAGATCAGCCCGTCAAAGGCCCGGCGGACACCGCCGCCGATGCTGGTCGAAAGCCGCTCGGCCTCGCGGCCCGTGAAGGTCATTGTCGCGCGCATCCGCGACAGTTCTCCCTCGAACTCTCCCACCATCCCGGAAACAGAGCCAAGGGTCGCTTCAAGTGCATCCACCTGTTCCTCAAGATCCTGGCTCACCACCTTCTCCTTTCACATCGGGAAATGCGCGGGCCAGTTCCTCCAGCCGCGCGCGCGACAGCGGGGCCGCCTGCTCCGCCCCCAGCATCATCCGCAATTCATTGGGCGTCAGGCGCCAGAAGGCATCGGGATGCAGCCCCAGCCCGTGCAGCCCTGCCCGCATCAGGCCGGCCCAGTCGATCACGGCAGCGCAAAAGCGCGGGCCAGCAGCAGCGCCGCCACTTTCGCTGCCTCTGCAGGGACAATCTCGGCGGTCATCAGGTCCTGCGCCTGCCCATCCCAGCCGCCCCCGCGCAAACCGGCCACGATCACGGCCAGCACATCGCGGGTGGTGAACTGCCCCTCCTCGAACCGCTGGATCAGGGCGATCAGGTTTCCCGCCTCCAGCGCGGCCTCAAGCTCTGCCAGCGCCCCCAATGTCAGTTTCGCCACATGGCGCCGGCCGTCTATGGTCAGCGCCGCTTCTCCGGCCCAGGGGTTCATGCCAGGGCCGTGAAGCCAAGCGCCCCGGCCGAGGCCATCGTCATCTCGTACGTCGCCTCGCCGTTATGGCTGCCGGCATATTCGATCGCGGTAATCATGAACGCGCCCTGCACCACGCCGAAATCCGGGATGATCACCTGGAACTGCGGCACCTCGCCATCAAAGAAGATCTGGCGCGCCCGTTCATCCGTCGCCGCATCGCGGAACACGCCCGACCCCGAGATGGAGGCAGAGCGTACACCCGCCCCGCCCAGCAACTCACGCCAGCCACCCGCGCTTTCAAGGCTGGTCACATCCACCGTTTCGGCGTTGAAGCTGATGCGCGTGGCTCGCAGCCCGGCCACCGTCTCGAACTGGCCGTCGCCCGTCATGTCAAGCTTGATGAGCAGGTCTTTCCCGTTCTGAACAGCCATCTATTCCTCTCCCTTCACTGTATCCTCGACCCGCGCGCGAAACGTCAGGTCGATACGGCGGACGCGCCCGGCATCCAGCCGCCGCGCGACCCCGCGATCGAAACACAGGGCCGCGATCCGGCCCCGCGTCATCTGCATCGGCAGCGCCAGCGCGTCGCAAATCGCGCCGGCAACCGTCTTGGCCCGCTGAAAACCCTCGGCATCCGAAACCACGCTCAGCACCACGCGATGCTCGGCACCGGCGCCGGTCTTGTCCGAACGGTCGCGAACATCCTCCGGACCGATCAGCACCCAGGTGCCGCCAAGGCCATCAGCGGCGGAATCGTAAACCGGCACATCCAGCGCCCCGATCAGCCGCCCATGAAGCGCGGCCTGAAGGGCTGCCGCAGTGGCATAGCTCATGGCTTCTCCTCCGCGTGGCAGGTCAGCCGGTCACCAGCTTCGGTCACGGCAAGAATGTCGAAAATCCGCTCCCCGTCGCGCAGTCGCTGGCCTGCCACGGGCCGCGAAGGCGCGCCTTGCGGCGCGGCACGCACCGTGATGCGGACGGCCACCACCGCCACGCCACCATCCTCCCGCACGGGGCCGTATTTCATCGCACCCCAAAGGGTGCCCAGCTTGCGCCAGTCGCGCAGGGTGCCCCCAGCGCCGTCGGCCACCTTCACCGGCGCTTCAAGCACCAGCGCATGGGTCATCCGCATACGGCACCCCCAAGCAGGCGCACCGTGCGCCACCGCTCGATCAGGCTGGCAACCTGAAGCGGAAGGGCAGAAACCCGCAAACCCGCCTCATGCCGCACCTCGTGATATTCGGCGGCCAGAAGCAGAACGGCCTGCGCCAGGTCCGCCGGCACGGCATCCCACGCCCCGAAACCGGGCGTGAAAACAATCTCCGCCACGCCGCCTTCCGGGATGGTGGGCAGAACAGGAGCCACGATGCGCGGGCGATGCATGTCCTGCACCAGGCGCCATCCAACCACCTCGGTCCCGTCCACCCGCACCGAGGCAACGTGCGCCACGGGGGCAAGCGGCAGCGGCTGGGTCGACACATCACGCCAGCGGGTCAGTTGCAGAACGAAAGGCCGCGCGATCAGCGCCTTGCCGGTCCGCCCCTCGATGGCGGCGATGGCGGCGCGCAAATAGCCTTCCAGCAGCGCATCCTGCTGCCCGTCATCACTGAACCCGCTGGCCAGCCGCAGATGCGCCTTCAGCGCGGCCACGGGCAGCACATCCGCCGCGGTCCGGGTTTCCTCGATCAGGTTCATCGCAAATCCTTGATGTTGATTGGGCGGGTGCCGCCCCTCGCGCCGCTCGGACGGAGGGAACAGCTGGAAGGCGCGGCGGGGCGACACCCGATCCGCAACGCTGTTACGAGGTTGCGAATTTCAGCAGCTTGATCGCCGCAAAGTCGGTGACATTGCCGCCCACGCGCTTCGTGGCATAAAACAGCACATGCGGCTTGGCCGAGAAGGGATCGCGCAGCAGGCGCAGATCGGGCCGTTCGGCGATGGTATAGCCGGTGTTGAAGTCACCGAAGGCGATGGCGAACGCGCCGGCCGCGATGTCGGGCATGTCCTCGCAGATCAGTACGGGATAGCCCATCAGATGCGCGGACTGGCCTGCCGCCAGTCCATCGGACCAAAGGAAGCGGCCATCGGCATCCTTCATCTTCCGCACCGCACCCGCGGTCTTGGAATTCATCACGAAAGTCGCATTCGCGCGGTACTGCGACTGCAGCGAATAAACGAGGTTGACGATGCAATCGGCTGGATTGGTCGATGCGAAATCCGCCGCCGCCCCCGAGGTGACATAGCCGAGGCTGCCCCACGACCAGGTGGCATTCGCCACCTTCGGCGCCGTCAGGAAGCCGGTCGGCTTGTCGATGCCGTCGCCCGAAACAAAGGCTGCGGATTCGGCACGCATGAAGCGCGTCGCGATCTTGCCGGCCAGCCAGCCTTCCACGTCGAAAGCGCTGTCATCCAGCAGGCGCTGGCTCGCCTTGGGCATCGCCGAAAGCTCGTGAAGCCGGATGGAGATGCGCTCGATCGCCGGCGTCGCCGTCTCGGTCAGGTTGGACGTCTCGCTCGCCCAGCCCGAGCCGACCTCGGAACGGTCCACCAGCACATCATAGGATGTCGCTTCCACGTTCACCACATTGGCGATGGCGCGGATGGATGCGGTGGAAACCAGCATCGAACGGATCGTGTCAGCCGTTTGCGGGTCCAGCAGATAGCCGCCATCGGCCGCAACCGACGTGCCCAGCGCCTTGCCTTCCATCGACAGGCCGCGCAGCCCGTCATCATCACCCGAACGCAGGTACGCGTTAAAGGCCTTGCGATGCGGCACCTCCACCTCTGCAGCGGAAGAAAGGGCCGGGCGGCCATAGGTCATCGTCTTGCGGTCCAGCATGGTCAGTCGCTCTTCCTGTTTTTGAAGCGATTTGGAAACGTCGGCTTTGAAGCCCTTGAGTTCGTTCACGAACCCACTCATGGCCGCAGCCATCTCTGCAACCGGATCATCAGGCATGCCGCCTCCGATCCGCGACATCGTCTCGGTCATTCCACCCTCCGGTATTGTGAAATCTCAGCGCGCGGCGATTTCCGCCGTCGCATTCCTCAGCACGGCGGCAATCTGGCGCCAGCCGTGAACATCCCCGCTCTTGGCCTGCACGCGGGCCTCGATCTGCATCGGAAAGGTCACAAGCGACACCTCCCACAAATCCAGCTCCGCCAGCTGCCTGCCCTTGGCGTCCCGATCGGCCCGCACGGTGCGATAGCCGATGGAAAGCCCGTCGATGGCCCCCGCATCCAGCAGCGCGATCGCCTCGCGGCCCCGCGCCACGTCCGGCAGGATCCGACCCTTCACGAACAGGCCCGTCTGGTCCTCGCGAACGTCGTCCCAAACGCCGATGGGCTCGCCCGCATCATGCTGCCACAGCATCTTCACGCGGCGACCCTTCAGCCGCGCAAGGCTGGCGCCATAAGCGCCGGGCAACACAACATCGCCCCCCTGATCCCGCAGCCCGAACCGAGAGGCATAGCCTTCGATCACCCCGCCCCTCACCTCCAGCGTGCCGGTGGCGTGGAACTTGCGTTCGGGCGCTCCAATAACTCCGATCATCCTCACCTCATCGCCGTGTTCATCAGCGCCTCGGCCCCCTGCGTCAGCAAAAAGGCCGCAACACCATAGACCCCCAGCCAGACGCGCCGTTCCAGCCGGTCCAGCGTGCCCTCGATCTGGACCAGCCGGTATTCCAGCCCGTTCCAGCGTTCCTCGGACACGCGCTCATTCGCTTCGATCCGCGCGGCGGCGGCATCAAAACTGTCATAAAGAAAGCGCGATCCGGCTTCCCTCATTCCTCCGGCACCCTCGGCAGCCCCAGAAGGGCGCGCTTCTCAGCGGTGGTCAGAAAATCCGCATCCCCCACACGCGACCATTGCTGGTCACGCTCGGCGGCAAGCGCGGGAACCTGGTCCAGATCGGGCCGCAGTTCCACTTCCTCGCCGCTGAACGACGAAAGCCAATGCGAAACCTGCGCCGCCACCTTCGTCGCCAGCGGCAGCACCGTCAGGCGATAAAAGGCGCGGTTCGCCTCCTGATAGTTGGCATAGGTCGCATCCCCCGGAATCCCCAGGATCATCGGCGGAATACCGAACGCGATCGCAATCTCGCGCGCCGCCGCCAGCTTTGTTTCATGAAACTCCATGTCCGCAGGGCTGAACCCCATCGGCTTCCAGTCAAGCCCTCCTTCCAGAAGCATCGGGCGGCCCGCATTGCGCGCACCCTGGTGGTTCATTTCGATCTCGGTCACCAACCGGTCGTACTGGTCTGGCGAAAGCGAACCCTGCCCGTCCACGCCCTTGTAAACGATCGCCCCCGAAGGCCGCGCGGCGTTGTCCAGCAGCGCCTTGGACCACCGCGAGGCGCTGTTGTGAACGTCCAGCGCCACCGCCGCCGCCTGCATCGGCGACAGCCCGTAATGATCGTCCTGCGGATGGAACGTCTTGATATGGCAGATCGGCTGCAAACCACCCGTCATGTCGAACCGCAGGCTGCGCCCCCCTACGGTATAGTCATAGGCCACGGGCCAGCCATCCGGCCCGGGAACCAGGTTCATCCGGTCAGAGCGCAGAACGTGAAGCTCCAGCGGCAAGGTGCCGCCCGGCACCGCCTCAAGATACGCGTTTCCCGACAGCAGAAGCTGCGCATAAAGCGCTTCGAACCATTCGGCCCGCCCCTGCGCCGCATTCGGACGGCGGATCAGCTCAAGCACCGGATGCAAGTCATAACGCCGCTCGGCATCCTGAAGCACCAGCGGCAGGGCCGCCGCCGCCTCGGCAATGATCTTCACAGCGCGAAACGCGATCGGGTTGGCCTGAAAGCCGGTTCGCGTCAGGCTGACCGTGTCGCGTGGGCTCCACGCCACGCGCCCCGAACTCTGATACGAGATCACGGGCCCGGTCGCCGAGGCCTTGACCTCCGGCACCTGCGCCGTGCCCCGTTTCAGGAAATCGAACATCCGCACCTCCATCCGGCAAGCCGCCGCCACCCGCACAAATGCGCGGCCGCACCGTCTTGTTGTTTCAGAACCGGACCCTTCGTCCGTTGAAAACCAATCTACGCCGAAGGGGTTAACATCGCTTAATGCCTCCGCGCGGTGCCCCTAAAGCCCCCGCACCTGCGGGCGCTGATGCCCCGAAGCCGGCGCGATCATCAGTTCCCACAAGGCCCAGACCAGCGCGTCCAGCCGGTCAGGCGAACCCTTCCCGTCAAAGCCGCGAAGCGTCATCCGGCACATCTGGTCCTCCAGCGCAGCAAGGCCCCGCAGGTGCCGCACACGCCCCTGTTCATACAGCGCCGCAACAGGCTCGGCCCGCGCAGCCTTGCCCTTGCTCGCTCTCACGGCGCGGAACGGCACCATGGGGTCGATCCCGCGAATCACCGTCTCCACCAGATCTCCGCCCTGGTTCACCTCCGCCACCAGACGGTCCGCTCCATGCCGCTCCATCGCGGCCAGCGCAGCCCGTGCCCATGTGTCAGGGCTCGCCGCCGTCACGCTGGCATCTTCCAGCACCACGGCACGCCATGTCTGCGGCGGGCCCTGCGTCACCGCCCCCACAACAACGATCCCGCATTCGTCCGATCCTGCATGCCCCGTCACCGGCGGGTCCACCGCCACGACGATGCGGTCCAGCTTCGGCGCGGCCTCAATCCGTCCTGATTCAAGTGCGGGCGTGGTCCAAAGCGCGCCCTCCACATCCTCAAGCAAAACCCCGTCCAACTCCTGACGGCCAAGTCGGGTACCCTCGTAACGCTGGCGCACCTCGTCCAGAAAACTCGCCGCCAAATAGGCGCGGTTCGCTTCCGTCGGGGCATGTGTCACAACCGTAGAGGGATTCTTGAGGATCGCCTTCAGCACAGCCACATTGCGCGGAGTGGTTGTGATGACCTGGCGCGGATGCTCCCCCAGCCTTAATGCGAATTGCAGCATGTCCCACGTCTCCTCGGCCTTCTTCCACTTCGCCAGCTCATCCACCCATGCTGCATCAAACTGCGGCCCACGCAAACTTTCAGGCTCATGTGCCGAAAACACCTGCGCAACCGCACCGTTCGGCCAGACCAGACGACGCCGCCCCGCCTCCCACACCGGCTTGCGGTCGGAAGGCGAGCAGGCAAGAAATCCGCTTTCGCCGAAGATCATGACCTCGCGCACCTGGTCGATCGTCTCTCCCACCAGCGCGACGCGGCGTGATCGGCCAGGATCAAGGGGGCGCGCCCCCTCCACCTCCGCCCGCACCCATTCGGCGCCGGCACGAGTCTTGCCCGCACCGCGCCCCCCCATGATAACCCAGCTTTTCCACGCCCCGTCAGGCGGCAACTGGTGCGGCAGCGCCCAGAACTCGAACAGCCACGGCAGCGCCATCAGCGCATTGTCCCCCAGCCCCCCAAGAAAGGCATCCACCTCATCCTGCGCCGCGGAGGCAAGCCAGCCTGCGCCCGATCTCATCTCGTGCGGCATCAAGGTCAAAGGCATAGTCGTTGACGACGCCGGCAACCTGCTTGCGAAGTTTCTCAACCCGTGTCCTTTCGTCCATCACCATCTGGAAAGCCGCGCGAAGATCCTTCGCCGCGCGCACCGTGTTCGCCACTTCCCCAAGATCGCCGTCACTCACGCGGCGCGTGGCCAGCGCCAGCTCCTCTGCGACCTCCCGATACAGCCTCTCTGTCTCCGCAAGCAGATCGACCTGCGAAGCTTCTCCAACGGAGAGATCCACCTTCAT